GCTTAATTCACACAAAACTAGTTGGCTTCCATGTTGCTGGTGGCGCTGGCGTTCTCGCGCTCGGTGCTTTAACAACACGCCAACTACTCGAATCAAACCTCGAAACCCATGTTTCAAAGTTTGGTATTCCCCGTTCTTACCTTATTGACGGACGATTACCTTACTCTCAATCATGGGTTGACTCGACCTCACAAGTTTCGCTTCTGGAACTTGGAGATTGCCTCTCAGTTGGAACCGCTCCAGCTCCTGCCGCACCTTCACTTACTCAACTCTGTCCTTCTATGATTTTTGATCAAGTCCAAACCCACGTGACCAAGCCCGCTTACCTTCGACCAGTTACGATCGAAGGTGAGCGGATTGATCCGATGGCCCAAGGCTTGAAGAAAATCATGGGTGGACAGATTTGGGTTGACCCAAACTTGCTCGAAGCAGCTGCAAACGACGTCTTCCAAGGTCTTGGTCCTCCCAAGAACTCGAAAGGCGTTGTGCACAGCTACGAAGAAGCAATTTGTGGTATTGAGGGCGACGCTCTCAAACGACCTATCAACCGAACAACTTCTCCCGGATATCCCTATAACATGAACAACAAAAAGAAAGGAAAAACCGCTTGGTTGGGTGATGGTGAAGACTATATAGTCGATAACCCTGAACTCAAACAAGATGTTACCAAATTAATTTCTGATGCACGTGCTGGTATTAGAGGTGATGCTATTTCTTTAGCTACCCTCAAAGACGAAAAGCGTCCCATCCCTAAGGTGGACGCTGGTAAAACACGTGTGTTCGAAGCTTGTCCTCAACACTTAGTTATTGCAATTCGGCAATACTTCCTAGATTTTTCTGCTCATGTTATGCGCAATCGAATTGATAACGGCATCGCAGTCGGTATCAACCCCTATTCTCTTGAGTGGACGAAATTGGCTCATCACCTTCAATCACAAGGAAACTATATGATTGCTGGTGATTTTTCAAATTTCGACGGCTCCCTCCTCATGCAAATTCTCGTCAAAATCTGTGAGAAAATTAACGAATGGTACGGAGATGATGACGACTCTCAACTCGTACGCTCAGTGCTGTGGGAACACATCTGCAACGCTGACATCTTAGTACGAGGTGAAGTTATCCGCAAAACTCACTCTCAACCATCCGGTAATCCTCTTACAGTAATTATCAATTCTCTCTTCAATGGAATTGTAATGCGAATCGCTTATCTATTACTCAAAACACAACAAGGTCTCCCCGCTGTGTGTGACTACCGAAAGCATGTCGCAGAAACCATTTATGGTGATGATGATATCAAATCAGTCAACGTTTCTATCATTGACTGGTTTAATCAACTCACTATTACTGGAGCTCTGGCATCTTTCGGTCTCACATACACCGACGAGACCAAAACTGGCAAAATCCTCCCCTACAAGACACTTGAGGAGGTTGCTTTTCTTAAAAGAAAGTTCGTTATCCAAAAAGATGGAACTTTCTTGGCCCCTATGGACCTGGAAAATGTTCTTGAAATTACGAACTGGATTAAAGGAAAAGCACGCAAATCCGCTACACTAGAGAACTGTGAACAAACAATCATGGAACTCTCACTTCATACCAAACACACTTACGAGACTTGGAGTGCTCGTATCCGAGAGGAACTCGGAAAGGTTGGGATACACATCTGTGTACCCACCCATTTCGAACAGCTTGAATTGTACAAATACAACCGCGACCTGTACGCTCGAACTGAATATGTTCCCCTCTGGTAAACTCCAATTAGAAATGTGATCTTAAATTTAGATTTCAACCGGGATACTTCTACTTTTACTGCTATTTCTTCTTACCTATAGAGTGTTGCTGTGCTCTGGTGATACAGCTCCCGAATTCAAGGAGAATAATCATCTACCCTTGTCTTATAACATGATTACTACTTCATATGACCATGACCAAAACACAAACGTTGATTCAACCCGTGGAAGTATCTTAACTGATATCCAAATGGATTCTGAGTCTACCCCTATGCCATCCACCGTCACACAGATGGCACTAAATGATGTGACACGACACGAAATTCTTAGCATTCTCGAACGACCTGTAAATTTAGGTACATTTACGTGGACTACTGACCAAGCTCCACTTGAAATTCACCTTAAACCAACTGATTACGATTCTGATACTATTAACTACATTCAAAAATTAAACTTTCCTCAAGATATCTTTCAAAATTCGCCCATCGTTGTTGATAAACTCAAAAATTATCAGTATATGAAGGCAGACATTGAGATTGAAGTTAAAATCAATGCTCAACCTTTTCTTCAAGGTGCCTTGATGTTAGTTTATAATCCCTATTACGACCAAACAGGAGATTTTAGGCGCAAAGGTACTCGTTATCTTGCGTCTCAAACTTCCTGTCCTTACAAAATCGTGAGTATCGAAGAGGGAAACAGTATCAAATTGACTTGTCCCTATGCGAATATCTATGATCTTTTTGATCTTGGTAATTCTGACAATCAATTTGGAACTGTCTTCCTTTACGTTTTCTCACGACTAATCGGACCGACCGGTGGTGAGTCCGCTAGTTACACCATCTTCTCCCGCTTTATTAATCCTCAATTTTTCGTACCCACCCAGAATGACGTTCTCGCCTCTTACAGAGACGAGCATGACATCAAAAGGTTACAAAATAAAGGTTATCGAGTGGCCCAAGGTTCAGTATCTCCCGTATCCGCCCCCGACACTGGAGAAGTCGAGGCGCGAGGACCAGTTTCCAAAATAGCCAGTGGTATTACTACTGTCGCTGATGTACTCTCTGGAGTACCTCTCGTTGGCAAAGTAGCTTCTACTGTAGCGTGGGTTTCTCGCGCTATAGGTAAAACCGCTGCCTCTTTTGGCTGGTCTAAACCAACCTCTATTCTCCCTCAATCGAAAATGATAATCAAACCTAATCATACTTTAATTCATACTGAAG